AACTCTTCCGTACCTTCGACCAACTCGACCTCAGCGTCTTCTACAACAACGGATTCGACAACCTCTCAGGAGTCGGAAACGACAACTTCGCCCTTGGTGTTAGTGGAGTGTATCATGTTGGCAGTGGGTTCGGCGTTAATGCTGGTTTTGCTTACAACGAAGTGGGCGGGTCCGAGGTGAACTCACTCACCTTCGGTGGTTCATATGTCAAGGATCAGTTGGATGCCAGCGTTGACTTCATTACCAACAACGAAGGCGAAGACTGGGATAACTGGTCACTCGTCACAACCGTTGGTTATGATTGCACAGATAACTTCCAAGGATTCGCTCAGTGGGAACTTGGTCAGTATGATAACGGTGATCTCAACTTGTTCACCGTTGGTGGTAACTACCGAATCAATGAGTGGGTGACTTGGACCAACAGTGTTGGTGTTGCACTCCAATCGGTCGGTCAAAACTTTGTCACAGATAACACTGGATGGCGTGCTGGTTCAGAGAAGAACCAGTGGGTCGCTCGCAGTGTGATTACTTTTGGTTTCTGATTTTTTACATAAGGAGAAATAACAATGGGTAAAAATGAAACTTGTACAACTTCGTGCTGTCCTTGGGGATGGTTGGGTAAGAGATTCCTTGGTCTAAGTCTTGGTCTTTGGTTGGTCGTGTTGGCACTCGTCCCGCACACCGCCCGAGGTCTTGCATGGACCGTTCGTGCCGCTGGTGGTCTTTGGGACCGTGGCGAGCGCGTCGTTGGTGTCGAGCGACCAGAACGTGGTCCTCGCGTCGAGCGTGTAGAACGCTGAAATCCTCCACACACCCAGAACAAGACCCCGGAGCAATCCGGGGTCTTTTTCATAAATACTTACATGGCAATAGCAGGTATTGACTATTCTCTTTGTGGACCTTGTATATGTGTCTTTGATGGTGATGCCAAAGACACATTCGGTATACATCGTTGTTCATTTTACTTTTTAACAAATGTAAAGAAGCAAGCAAGAGTATACAGCAAGATCATATTCGGTGAAATGTTTGACGATTACAATACACAAATAGAAAGATTCCAGACCATAGCAGATTGGGCGGTTGATAAGGTTCTTGGTTGTTCGGAGATTGGTTTGGAAGGTTATGCTTTTAGTGCAAGTGGAAAAGCAATCTTTCAGATCGCAGAAAACTGCGGGTTACTCAAGTACAAATTATTTCAAGTCAGTAAACCGATCGAAGTTATTGCTCCGACTGCCGTGAAGAAGCACGCGACAGGTAAAGGAAATGCGAGCAAAGAAGAAATGCTCAAGCAGTTCGAGAAAGACACAAATATCAATCTACAGAAGTTAATCACTCCAGATAAAAAGACAATCGGCAATCCCATCACTGACATCGCCGATTCGTATTATATTTGTTCTTTTCTACACAAATCTATTCGGTCGCGGTCTTAGACTTCTCTTTATACAGAAGAAACAAGCACATCAAAATAATCATGATCCAGACGACCCACCCGAATGTGTATTTCTGAGTGTTGTCTGTTGGTTCAGTCTGTGATGTTGTTTCCTTTGGAACTGAGTTGTTATCTTCTAGAAGGTAATAGTTACCCCCTGCACAACCAGTCATTAGAACGGATGATAGTAGTAGTGATCTTATCATTTTGCTTTCGCCGATGCGTTGCCAAAGTAGAAACCTACAATGGTTACTAGAATCTGTCTATTCTCTTGTGTATAGAGATATCCTTTGACGGTTTCAAATGAAAGGTAGGTATTTGTTCCAAACAAACCAAAGAAATCGAGAGGTGCTGGTTTGACTTCTTCGACTTCTACGACAATCGGAACATCAAAAAAGGGAAGCAGGAATGGTGCAATTATCGTTCCGAAAAGTATACACAGAACGATGATCCTGCGTACCATTTTTCCTGCTTCCACGCCTATTCGCTGAACAGCAGCATCAGCGACTTCTTTTCTTTTATCAATGAGAGAAAGTGTTCTCTCGAATCTCTCTTGTTCGGCGAGTCTTCTTTCTGCCATCGCTCGAAAGATAAACCCAACAAGACTTCCGCCCACCAGTGAGAGAAATTCTGGTGTAAGAAAGGCACCAATCATTTATTGTGTCTCAATCTACCATCATTCTGTCGTCTTCGGAGAAACACAATCTCTCCGGTTTCTTCGTTCTGAATGACAACTGGTTGTGATGGATTTCTCAATGAATACTTTTTGATATCCACACCCAACTCTGAGTCTTCATCAATATATCGGTTCCATCTTGCCTTGCGAATCTTACCTTCTTTCATTCGCTCAAACATTTCATTTGATACTTTGAAGACTTTACCTTCGTACTTATCCAATTCTTTTCTTCGAAACTTTTTCTTGCGAAGAGGTTTGTCGATACCTTTAAGGTCATCGAATTCACCAGCAGAGTCAGTCGTTGTTGTGGTTGCAAGACCACCAGAAGTGTTTGCAATTTCTTCGAAGAATAGATCAAAGACTTGTTTGTCTTCATGTATCTTCGCTTTGAAATCTGTAAAGTTCTTCATTAGATCGACCTCAATATTTGTATTACCTTTGTATCTAGTGGAATCTGAACGTAGAAAGGATCTTCTGGTAAGTAGTTCAGAAACACTAGAAATGTTTTGAGCAGGGGTTGGAACTCTTCATCAACTCGATGAAATAGTAATTTTGTCGCTGCCTCCATCTCAAAAACATTATAAAAAGTTATTAGGTGATTTAGTATCAATCTCTCTCTAAGTTCACCTGTTGTCTTGTATCTTCCGAAAAGTCTCTTGACATACTTGATTCTATTCAAGTCTTCTTCGAATTCTTCTACACCAGTGCATGTTGAATTTCTATAGTTCTGCATGGCATAGTAAACGAAGTCATCATCAAGATTTTCAGAATCACAAGGAAACATGTATCAATGATCTTCCCACCTGCTCTTTGCTTGTGCTTGTGCCATTCTTTTGCTGACTTCTTTTTGAAAGGCACCCTGTAATTTTGTTGAGTTTGGGTTGCCTTGTGATGCGGTGTCAAAGTGCTTTCTTATAATCTTGTTGACATCATCACCGAGGTATGGACCTTTGAGATTTGCGATGTCGTCTACTGCACTATCCACATGAGATGAGTATTCGTCTGGTAGAACAGGACTACCACCTATGATTTCACTGACAGAATTGATAACATTCTTGAGTGAATCGCTGCCTGAAGAAAATGGGTTAGTTTCCATTGAATTATTCCTTTCCAAAAAATTCATAAGCAAGTTCATTCAATTCACCGGGGGTCATTTTCTTATAACGATTTACGATTTCGTCAGTTGCTTCCTCGGGTGGATTGCTAAAGTCTATTCCGACCTCTGTTGCTTTTCTCTTCTTAAAGAACTCTTTTGTAAATTTATCTATCTCGTTCGAGACTTCCTTCGATTCGTCGATGTTTCTCATAAATGCTCGGTCGGTGTGTATGACGATATTATTCTCTCTCATAAACTTATTACCGAGCAAGATCGGGTAGACATTTGATGTTCGATCTGCCAGTGAGAAACGAACATTTCGGAAATCTCGATTACCAATACGAGCAGTCATCTCAACTACTGGTCTTTCTTCGATTTGTCCTTTACCGATATTTATATTGACTCGATCAACTATCGGTTTTGTGTATCTCTTGGAACCAAATGTGAAGGATACTTTATCGCCGTTCTCTTTGATTCCTCTCGCATCGACTACAGAGTAACTCGAATTACCCGAGTCGATTCTTGCTTTCATCTCTTGACCTTCCACCATGATGTTTTCTACTCGACCCATTTCGAATGTCTTTCGGGGTCTTTCAACATCGAGTGCCATTTCAACGATTCTTTTTGTTAGTTTTCTGCCATCGTATAGTTCATCGCCACCACTAACCGCTTCGTTGTTTTCGTATTTCATGTAAGCGTCGGCGTCAGAACCCGGAGAAGTGTTCATTTCGATGACATAGATATCGCCCTCTGCTGTGAGAGCATGATCCACACCAACAAGAACGGCACCAGATTGTCTTGCTGCCTTCAGAACAACTTTCTTTTCCTTCTCGGATAGAGAATATGGTTCTGTTTCTGCACCAAGTGAACGGTTCGAACGAAAGTCGTTTTTCAATTTCTTTCTCTTTAGAGAAGCAACGATTTTACCATCCATAACAATGGTGCGAACATCACCATCCATGTCAATCATTTCTTGTGCAAGAATATCTTGACCTTCTTTACGCATTGACTGAACAATGGATCGGAAAGAATCTTCTGAATCGACTTTCATCACACCAATACCTTCTGCACCATGAAGAGTTTTTAGAATGACGGGGAACTTTCCGCCAATTCTCTTGTGTGCTTTTTCAATGGATGCTTCGTTTGTAATGAGAGCAGTTCTCGGAGTTTTGATACCTGCTCGATCAAACAAAACGAACGATGAAAACTTATTACCCGCGAGTTCCATCGCTTGTGGTGAATTGATCATAATCAAGTCTTTATCTGAAAGACCTTCGAGCAACGCCTTACCACCAGCAGTTTTTGTTGCAGACCCACGAACGAAAGCGATGGTATTTGAGGCATCAATCTGAATGTCTTTGCCTTTTCCATCTATGTTTTCAATTGTGATGGTGTCCTCATCAATGTCACCAACGTAAGCAGTGTTTGACTTGATGAAGTAATATTCGTGTCCTAACTCTTCACACACTTCGAGAATCTTCTTGACGGTGCTGCCCTTTGATTTCTCACTGACAACAAGAATTGTCTTTTCCTTTTTCTCTTTCACTTCTGTTTCCTCTCGAAGTCCCATGTTCTTGCGAAGCAAATCAAATAGTTCGCTTGCAAATCTATCACTAACATGCTTTGGAATTCCATTGAGAAACTCTGAGAATGAATTTCTTGAAACAGCATCTCTCATCTTAGAGGCACTCATGCCAGTCACATCCTCTGCGTCTGGATCTCTTTCACCTGCACTCACAACCTCGAAGTTATCAAGATTGAGTGACTTTTTCGGATCTGGATTGTTTACATATGGACGAATCGTTTTCTCGAATTCATCCACGCGATCTCCACCAACAACGAGTGTGATGCTGGTATAACCTTTGTTGATCAATGACTCGATCGCTTTAAAAACCGTCACAGCGTTTCGATCGTCTACGATCTTAACACCGGGAAAGAACTTTTTCATCCACTTGATTTTATCTTTTGGAGATAGTGGATTCTTTTTACTATCTTGTGTTCTGCTCGGGAACACGAAAGCGTCTGCCCCCAATTTCTTGGAGACAGACACAACAGCGTCTACTAGTTTCGCATGACCAGTAGTAGGGGGTTGAAACCGACCGAATGTGATGACAGCGGTTTTCTCCTTTTCACCCCGCAGGAGTGTTTTTTCTGATATATCAGAAAGTTTTTTCATGCTTCTTTGTTCCACGGGAAGAACTTGCTAACCCACTTCCAAAGTGGCGCACCAATGAGGGCACCAGCGATGAATGTGAGAGCAATAAACCAAGTTGTTCCGAGGACGCTTTCAGTGTTTGCTAAAAAATTCATTCTTCATCTCCTGTAGTCTTGTTTCTTGAGACTTTGCGAGGTGCCGGTTCCACAACTTTTTCCACCTCTGGTTCTGTTACAACCTTAACCACCGGAACCTCGGGAGCAGGAGTCTGAGCAACTTCTGCCGATAACCAAGGTCTTGAACATAGTGTTGGGTTTATACGATCAGTTGTTGACTTTGTTTGATATTCTTTTGTGATGAGTTTTCTGGATGCCATGATTTCCTCCTATGGTATTTATCCTTTTTCCCAGTTCTTGGCAGCGTTGAAGTTCGCTCTAGAGAATGTGAGTCTATCTACCAACTTGAACGCTGACTTACCGAGTCTATCAATGGCAACAAAACCTTCGGGTGCTGTTACCTCATAACCATCATCTGTTCTCAAGAACATTCCGATGCTCTTGACCGATTCTATTTTACGAACGATAACCATTTTGATGTTTGTGAGATCACGATGTATTGCAAAGAGTCTGAGTATTGCTCTGTTATTTGATCTAATGAACGAAAGAACACTATTCATCTCGCTCATCTTTCTTTCTTTTGCACGATCAGTCTTCAACTTATCTATGGCAGTTTGGTACTTCTTTTCGATGTATTCTTTGAACATGTTGTAAAGAACACTTGGTGTACCGACTTCACCACCTCGAATGAGAGAGTTGTAGAATATCTTGAGGTCTGCTTGAATTGGACCACTGACGAGTGAGTCAATTGCAGAAAGTGTGCTACGATCTCCCAAAGATTTTAGATTTGCAATCATAGTTTTTAGTTGTTTTGTTTCCGCAGTCGTGAATGTAGCAACACCAGATTCATCCTTAAAGTCTGCATTGTCAAACCATACGGAGGATGTTTGTCTCATGCTAGAAGTATCAGCACCAAAAGATGCTTTCAGACCATCCATTGTTTTTCCACTATATGTCGTATGCCACACGATGCCCATCTCTGCTCGGACCAGTTTCTTTGCAAAGTCACTCTGAGCAGGAACAGCATAGGTGATTGTGTTGGGTGTAAATGTGACATAGGTTTCGTTGTCGATCTTTTGAGAAACAAGATCACCCTTTGTGAACATAAGATCACCTTGAATGATTCCGTTGATGCCGATCTTCGGAAGGTTCTTCAAGCAAACTTTTAGTTTGTCTGCGAGGGCACCACCATGATTGTTATCAATGTCTGCATTGGTATAGTTGATTTTCGGTGTAGCATTGAATATGCTTTTAGTTCCCACAAAGAAGCGACCATTCTCTGGATTAGTTCCTGCAAAGACAGCAGGGGCACCATCCCACTTGACGGTGATTCCATATTTACCTGACGAGTTTCCTGAGAGCATAGATACAATCTCACTCACGAAGTTTATAGCGTCTCTGAATCCTCTTGAACCGTCATTGATTATGGAATCCTCTAAGTGTTCGAGGTGCAAATTCTTTTCTTCTGTTAGAAATGATTTGAAATCAATCATCAGTATCCTTCCATTCCACCCGGATGTGCCGGTAGTCTCTTGTATTTAATACTTTTCTTTTCCTGCAAATTCATATGATTGAATAAAATCTCCGCGAGTTCGACCCCCGCCTCATGGTCGCTAGGATAGTGTACGCCAGCGTTCAATCTGGACTGACCGCATTCCTCTGCTAAATCTAGGAAACGATCAGAGTGGTTTCTGTGACGCTCTGAGAGATAGAGAGCAAGCAGTTTGGACTGGGTACTATGACCGCTTGGATAAGCGGGACTATTCGCTGTTTTTGAATTGATAGAATTGATTTTCACACCAACCATCTTGTCGATTTGATATGGTCGAGGTCGGTTGTAATGATACTTTTGTTTTAGAATGATGACGGTCGAGTCGTTGATTATCTTATCAATAGAGTCTTTGTCATATGGTAATTTATTTTTTTCGAGATACTCGACAAATGGAATTGATAGGTCAGTGTCCCACTTTTCTAACATTTCCTCTTTGTTCTTTTCGAGTTCCAACCGATCTTGGAGTTCCAGAAGTTCTGCCCGAGTATCTTCGGATTCGTTTGTCGGTGGATCTTCCAGAAGACCCTCATTCGACTCGATGTTGATTAGAGGATGTTCTTTCTGCATCACACGATATTGTTTCGGTGTTGGTTCACCGAATTTCACATTCGAGAGATTCTGCGATTCCTCTCTCAGTTGAACATATTTTATAAATGATTTCATTTAAGGAATTCCGCTGGTCCTTTTCTTTGCGTGTCATCTGGGTCGAACGTATATGGACTTGCTGGCAGTGAAGATGTTGGGATCTTTATTGCCCATGTTGTATCGTACTTACCACTACCATAACCTTTCACACGAAAACGAATTTCGGGACGAACATCAAAGTATGGAAGAGGAAGTCTTGCAGGGTTTGCCGAAAGATGGAAAGCACCCGCACCCTCTACATGAATATAGTAAACACCTTTGTCTGCGTAATAGTTTGATATGATATCTGGGTCGATATCTGTCAAATACAAATCACCACCAGACCTTGCTGCCTTTACTCTCATGTCTGGTGTTATCTGTGCTTCTGATGATTTACCAAGTGCGACCGGACCCCAAACATTCATGAGGTCTTCATCGTAGGTAAGAGTCTGAAGGTAATCGGTGATCGCTTGACTATTCTTTGTGTCAGCATACCAACTGCCATTCCTCCAGTGAACTTTACCTTGTGCAAAGTCTTTACCCGCTGTCCCTATTTCTAGGTTGTGTTCCTTGCCTCTGTGTGTAAACACAACGTCTGCTCGATTCGAAGCACCTGCGGTTTTATCCGTGTTTGCAAGTCCCATGGCATATAACTGCTTTTGGATTTTGCCTTCGTATGCAAATCCTCGTTTCGCATATGCTTCGGTACATAGTTCTTTGAATACTCTCACGCAAATACTCCAGAGTTGTTGAATGATACTTGTGGTTCAATACCCATGAATGAGAGGAAGTTATGTACTGATTCTTTAATCCAAGAGACAACAGAGTTCCAAATCTTGGAAGCATATGATTTTACTTTGTTCCAGATTTTACTGATGATGTTTTCTGTGAGTTCCTCACCTTCAGCAAGGTATTGCGATTCGTATTCTACTTCTTCTGTGAGTTTCGATGTAATTAGACCAATGACTGACCAGTATTTGTATTCACCTGTCTTCTCGCCACCTCGTTTCACACTAGATGTCTTGAATCGAACTGAAACTTTTGTGTTCTTTACAACCTTATTCACATAGGAAGAGTTGCTCACTTCGTGTAAGTTTGCACGACTTCCATCAAATTCACAAACCAACATATGTGATGCTGCTGCCCAAGGAGTTCCACCCTTGCCTCCACCCGCTTTTCCAAACTTCACATCACCTGTCATCGCCTCGTAACAGAATTCGTATGCAAAATTTGGATCAGAAGCAAACATCTTGTTAAGGTCGGACATAACAATCTTGTGTGCTTGATCTGCCTGCGTAACTAATTTGTCTTTGCCAGATTGAATAACATCTTTGAGTTGACCAGCAGCGACTCTTGCAGGAGATAGATTTAGAATTGCTTGTTCTACTTTTGCGTAGACACCAGTTAACTTATCTTTGCCCATGCGATCTACGGCAGCATAGAAAGTAGCAGTTGACTCATTCACACCACCAGACATGAGTTGTGCGTCTGGTCCTGCCTTGAGACTGATTGCTTTGCCACCAATTGAGATATCAGTCTTTGGTGTTTTTGTTGATGCAGGAACAGATTGCGGTGCCCAGTATTGTGACCATAGATCAGAGACTTCTACCGATCCACCGCCAGTTCTGTCTGCCTTTCCTCGCAACTTGCTGCCTAATTCTTTCTTTAACTTTACACCAGCACCAGAAGGAACACCGAATCTAGCAGGTGGTTCCGGTTCTCCGTTGTACGCAGCGACGATGAATTCTTCGAGTTCTTCGCCTCTGTTTTTTGCCTCTTCGGCAATCAAGTGCTTTTTG